TTTGCATTATCATCGATGCTAATAATAAGATTATTTTTTATATCGATAAGATGATCTATACCAGGTGCCGTTGAGTACTTAGCCTGACATTTTTCTATTTCAGATATTGCTTTTAACCTAAGTTTTTTTGATAGTTTAAAAACATTAAGGCCTTCGATATTTTGTATTACACACCAATATACGGATGTAAAATTGTTATCACTGGTAACAAAATCATAAAATTCAACTAGATTAAATGCTGAATAAGAACAATACAACGGATGTGCGTTAAATGTCAAAGACGGGTTACGGGTTTTAACATATTCTATATTCTTAATAAACTGATCCCAAGAAGCATTATGTCTAACATATTCGTATCTGTTGCCTATGGTTTCAAAACTAACACCCCACTCAGCACGTGGTTCTTCTAATATTTTGTTTGCTATTTTATTATTTTCTAAGGGAACGGCTAAATTAGTCAATACATAGTACTTCTTGTCTTTTAAAATACTAATTAATCTAGAATTCTGTTTTTGTAAAAATGGTTCTCCTCCTAATAAATTAACATGAGTAACAGATTCGTTATGCTTTTCAATATATAAAAATAATGACTCTTGATTATCTTCTCTTAGAGTATTAACTTTGATTCCTTTTATGTTCGACCACTGGCTGCTAAAATATTCGTAACAATAATTGCAAGCAAGATTACAAGTATTACTCCAACGCAAATCGAGTTTTTCTAATTTAAAATATTTTTTATCTAATTCTATCTTAGTATATAGATCGTATCTTTCGTCAACATTAGACGTTCTCTCCGACCTGCCTCCCATATCTTCAATTTCTTTACATTGACTGCATTGACTGTGCCATTGATTATTAATGATCGACTCTCTAACTTCTTGGGCAATATCACTGTTTAAAATAGTCTCTATTGCGTTGACGTTAAGATTTCCTAAATCTTGTCTTGCAGAACAACAAGTTTTAACTCCAGAATCAGCTCCTAGAAAAATTGTATCAAAGGGAAAACTACAAAATGTTTCTTTATTCATATTTTAAAATCTCAAAAAGGTGCTCTTTTTATTTTTGGCATATAGTTTTATCGTTGATTTCGTGTGTGAAAATTCTATCTATACTACTTTGAACTCCGCAAGTATCTGCACAATATGATAGGCGACCACTTTCAACAGTATCTTTCTTCCAAGAATCTGCAAATACACGATCTAGATGTCCTTGATCTAAAATTTCTTCTAGAGAATGATTGTTTAAATCGAATTTATCCCAACCATAGTCATTCATATGCTTATGTAATTGTAATGTTCTTGTATCAGTATATACACCATTTAGGTGAGTTCCGACATAGCAGCAAGGCATAACTCTTCCGAAGTTATCGACAAATATTTCTTTGCCGCCTTGCCACACTTTGGATTTACAATTAATATTACAGTTATTATACTTGGTATTATCTTCTAATACTATTCGAGTTTCGTACACTGAAGAAACTTGTTCTTGAAAATTCTTTCCTATCGATTTTTCAATTTTTAATTTTCTATAATCTTCGGGTTTGAAGGGATAGAACTTTAAAGGTTCAACTCCTTCTGGATTTTCTAAATTTCTGTTTTTGGCTTCAATAGGGGCTTCAATAACATATTCTAGTTCTCCGTTTTTATCTAGAACTGGCAGAGGTTTTAGTTTATTTCCTTGATCAACACCTAATGATTTTTTAGGAATAAACTCAGTAAATCCTAGAGTAGTTGCTAACTGCTGTGCTTCTATTATTTGATGTTCGTTATGTTTAAAAATTAGATAGTCCCACATTGCACTGCCACCAGCATCGATGAATGATTTTACGTTGTCTATTAATATTTTCCAATTGACATTTCTTCTGTATAAATGATTTGTATCTTCTAACCCATCAATGCTAAATGTAACCGACCAATATGAATCTTTGTTGTGAGGATGTTTAGAAAATAATTTTCCTAATTTCGCCCACCACTCAGATTTTCTCATTCCCCCATTTGTGTTAACACGAACAGCAGTGTTTTTGCTAACGCTATCTATGTATTCACAAATTTCATACATGTCTTTAGCAACACACGGGTCACCATGAACTCCACAAAACAAAATTAAGTTACATTTTTTAATAATATGGGGAGGAAAATATTCCTTAAATTTATCTATGGTTATTTGTCCGATTTCCAAATCAGGTCTTGTTAACGGACTATTATTATAAAACCTAACACACATAGGACAGGCAGCATTGCAAGCGTTCGTTAACTCAATATGCATTTGAGTTAATTCGCGGTTATTCCAAAATTCTGTCACGGTGTTATCCTGTAACTTTACTATATTCAATAAACGTTTTATAAAAATCTTGATTTCTGTATTCATCGTGTTTTTTTATTGTTGAAATAAATGTTTTCCAGT